AGATTAAGAAAGAACATCATGAGGGATAGCGACATAGATGCTATCGCTGAGAGTATTGAGTTTCATAAACCAGACTTGGTGATGATAGATCCTATTATTAATTTCTTTAGTGGAGAAGAGAACTCCAACTCAGAGATACATGAGATGCTATCGAGGATAGATAAACTCATTGAACTATATAAGGTAGCAGTAATCATTGCTCACCATACTGGTAAAGAAAGGGCAGATGATCTGTCATTCATGTCGGCAAGGGGTGGTAGTGCATTCGCGGGGTGGATGGATTCGGGTGTGAAGCTGTCAGGTAAGAAACCAAACGTAACTTTATTCTATGAAGCTCGTAATGCAAAAGAACCTGAACAGCATTTAGCTTACTTTGATTTCGAGAAAGGATACTTCAAGATGGTAGATGCACAAGATAGTCCAGACGAAGTTGAGATAGCAAGGGTGGTTGCATCAGCTATGAGCAGACAGAAGTTCTACACAAGACAAGACCTAGAAATCTTAGCAAGACAGGCATTAAAAGAAAGCGAGATGGCATCGGGAGAGAGGGCCGCTCGTTATGCAGTGAGTCATGTGCAGAAGTATCTAGGCGAAAGAGTCAAGACACACAATGTTCCAGGCAAGAATACTTGGTACTACTTATCAGACAATGAAATGAAACGACCTTGGAAAGATGATTAAGATAGATCAAGAGTCAATGACAGAAGCATTGAATGATGTCGGCATAGGATTGCTCATGTCATTCCCGATTAGCTATGGCATCTTAAGGCTATGCAAATACCTAGAGGTAAACCTGGTGGTGACATCACTGGTACAGGTAACTGTCTTTACATTCGTTGCTATAGTAAGGAAGTATATGGTTAGAGTTTATTATAAGGAGAAAGAATAATGGATATAAGTTTATTAGCAGTCATGGGAATATTGTTGTTATCAATCTATGCTTATTATAAGGATAGGAAATGAAAGTATTAAGTTTGTTTGACGGCATGTCGTGTGGGCGTATAGCCCTAGATCAAATGGGAATCAAAGTAGATACCTATTACGCTAGTGAGATAGATAAGTATGCAATGGAAGTAAGCAAGGCCAACTATCCTGACACCATTTATGTAGGGGATGTATGTAATTTAGATCCAAAGGATTACATGGATGTAGATTTAATTCTTGCAGGTAGTCCATGCCAGGGATTCAGTATGGCAGGTAAGCAGTTGGCGTTTGATGATCCAAGGTCAGCGTTGTTCTTCGAGTTCATTAGACTATTAAAAGAAATCAAACCAAAGTATTTCTTATTAGAGAATGTAAGAATGAAGAAAGAATACTTACAGGTAATCAGCGAACAGGTATCAGCTTGTTATCCAGAGATACCTTTTGGTATCGAGCCGACTATGATATGTAGCAGTCTTGTTTCAGCCCAGTCAAGGAAGAGATATTACTGGACGAACATACCCAACATCACCCAACCCGAGCAAAGAGGCATAGTTTTGAGGGATATATTGGAGACGACAGTTAATCAAGATAGATTATCGGACATGACTAACCAAGATGATAAAGCCTACTGCCTAACAACAACCTATCCTTGTGCTAGACCTCAAAGAAGTATGGATAAATCTGAGAAGAGTATGATTCCTGTTGAAGATGCCGTCCCTGATTCAACGACACTTATATATGACAGCAAAGATAAATCACACAAGCCCGTCAAGGTAGGTATGAATGTAGAAGAAGTTAAGGTTAGGAAACATGACATTGATATAGAGGAGCTAAAGAAGTTTTTAATATCAGCGAAAGATACATCAGGAAAAGGCAACAAACAAATAGCAAAGGAAATGGATTGCAAGTACACCCATGTTGAGCATTGGTTTAGGAAGGGAGATTTTTTTGCAATACCTGGAGATGACATTTGGTTTGATCTAAAGAAGTGTATAGGTATTCAATCAGAAGAATGGGATCAGCGTATCATGGAGTTCGAATACAGAGATGGTGTCTATGAGACTAAGCAAAGAGTCTATAGTGAGAATGGTAAGTCACCTACACTAACAGCAGGTAACTCTGAGCAATACATAGAGACAAGTGACAAGCCCATACAAGTAGGCATTGCAACAGACATCAACGGACATGACATACTTAAGAGAGTCTATAGCGAAGATGGTAAGTCGCCTACTGTTAATACCTGTCAGGGTGGTAACAGAGAACCTAAGGTAGTGGTTGATGTTAGGGCTATGACAGAGGTTAGAACTCCAGAAGCTAATCAAATAAGATACGAGCATAAAAGAAAGACAGGAAAAGATTGGTCTCCTAGGCACATGAGACACTTGGTCGAAAGAGATGATGAGAAAATGAATACTCTTACTAGTGCAATAACTAAGCAACACATCTTGCAAATAACTAAAGACCCTGATCAAGAAGTCTACTGGCGTAAGCTAACACCCCTGGAATGCGAGAGGTTGCAGACAGTACCCGACAACTACACAGATCATGTCAGTAATAGTCAGCGTTTTAAAATGCTGGGTAACGGCTGGACGATTGCAGTAATCAAACATATATTTAAAAACATGGAGAGAGAATGAAAGAGATGATTGGTAGTCTTTGGAATAGATTTTTAGAATGGTCTTGGCAAAGAAAGGCAGATAAATTATTTAGGAAAAGAAAATGACAGAGTGGCATGGTGGAAAAGGTAGTCGGGATCGTTCCAAAGATCGTGATAAATTTAATGATAACTTTGACAAAATATTTGGTAAAAAGAAAGGTAACAAGGAGAGAAAGGAACAGATGTCCCCTAATAAAAATAAGCCTGGTTGGGCAAAATTTGTACAAAAACGTATGTGCAATGGAGAAATGGTGAATTGCACACCCACCTCTGAAAGGTGCACTCCCATGCGATTTAGGTGTATGTGTGGCTGTGCAGTTGCACATGCCTGCACATACGCACACCCGCCTCTGAGAGCCCTAGTTTTACTGGTACGTGCAACTGTGCGTACGTGCATCTCTATAGAGAACTATAGTGAGAGGTATATTAAAATACCCTCTTACTTTGCAGAGATAGTATTCTCTAGTAGAAATATAGTAAGGATATAGAAATGGAAGATAGAAAAAAACTAACAAAAAAACAGGAAACATTTGTCGACCTTATGGTCTATCAAGATTATAAACAAACGAAGTGTGCTCATCTTGCAGGATATGAAAATCCAGGCGTGGCCGCTACAAGATTATTAAGTGATGAACAATATGCTCATGTTCAAGAGAGAATCAGGGAGCTGAAATCTATTCAGCGTACTAAGAATGAGATTACTTTTGAGGGCATAGCAACGAAGCTAGGAGAGATTAGGGATGTTGCCCTAGCTGATGGGTCATACGGCCCAGCAGTAACGGCAGAGATAGCGAGAGCTAAACTTGCAGGCCTTATGGTGGATAGGAAAGAGTTGAAGATACATAAGATAGATAACATGAGTAGAGATCAGCTAGAGAATAGGTTAAAGGAGTTAGTCCTGGAGAATCAGATTATCCTAGGGACATCTGAAGTTGTTAAGGAAGTTGTTGATGTTGAGGAAGAGCTTGTTGAGGATATCCTTGAGGAAGATCTGGATCTCATTGAGGATCAGTCTGATTTAGAATAGATGCTATCTTATCTTCTGCGTCCTGTAACTTGCGTTCACAGTATTGCGATACCTTGATACTCTTTTCAAAAGAATCTATTGCTTCATCAACTGATATGTTTTCTTCAAGGGACTTGACCAAGCGTTGAAGCTCGGTCATTCCTTTCTCGAATGTCATTATCCGATCCTTTGTATGCGATATCTTTTAGTCTCTGGATCTTTCCAGAACTGAAACTTCCTATCCTTAAAGTTCTTGGTATAGAAGTTCACCCTGTATTTATATACATCTACTTTTGATAGGCCGCTTATAAGATCACCGACTTCAAGATTGTTTAATGCTTGGGTGAATTCAGTTCTATAAGTTGCTCTCTCGTTTACTATCTTTATATCTTTCTCTATTTTAAATCCCATTGCTCTTTCTCCTTTCGTCAAATAATTTTCTTTGCCTTTCATATTCCTCACCCTTCATCATGTGTATCAAAGTATCTTCATCATGCGGACTAGGTATAATCTGTTTATGGTTTGAGTTAGACCATTCAATCTGTTGGCTATCATCATTAAAAGTAATGACTAGCTTCCAAGGTTTATCTGGTTCTTTCTTTTCGTCTAGTATCATCTTGATATGCTTACGCCATTCCTCCAGCTTGATAAGAGTTTGTTGATCTTCTACTTGCTTGTCGTACTCAGTCATTAGTCTTGCTCCTTTATTTCTTCTAAGTCTTCAACAGTCATATCTTCACAAAGATATTCAAGGGGTTTTAATCTGCCCTTGAAATCAAATTGTTTGATAGTCCCGTCTTTATTTAAAACCTCGTTCCCGTCTTCATCAGATACATAAAATTTTATATCTAATACATTTACATATTGCTCTCTACTCATTAGTCATTCTCCTTGTTGATACTATTTTCTATGTATGTTCCCCATTGTTCAGCCATTGCTTTGGCAATACCTTTATAGAACATACTCCTTTCTTTACCCTTGCCACTACCTATCCACCAAATCCTATGCTTTTCTTTAGGTGGTAGTTTGTCAGTAGCTTCTTTAACATTATCTGTTTCAATCAGCTTGGGTAAATCTTTGAGCCATAAGCAAGTGCGTTTGTATTCTTTATGGCCAAACTGATAAGGGTTAATCATTTGATCTGATTTCCTTATGTAAGATGAGATAACGCTAACTGGATTCTCAATGGCAATATGTTTTATAGGTGCGTCCATAAGTTTCTGCACAAATTCTATTGCTTCATCTCTTAAATACCATGGCTTCTTACCTTCAGTAAACCACCTTGCACCACTAACAGATAGATGAGTACATGGTGGGTGTCCTATCATTAAATCCCACCCTTGATCTAAGATATCAAAGACATCTCCTTCATAATGCCGATCTTGTATATCACTTTCACATGGCAATATATCGCAAGACCATGCATCAAAACCTAATTCCAGGAATTGGTCTCTTACAGTTCCACTATACTCACACGCCACTAATACTTTTATCTTGCTTCTATCCATTTGTTTTCTCCTCTATCTCAATAATATGTGCGAAGTCACCACACTTAAAACAAAATGCGTGTCTATCTGCCCAATCAGTTATGGGTTGCCCATTCACATCTTCCATAGTCAATGATTGCGTTTTACATTCTTTGCATACCATTATTGTTTTAGGTTTGATCTCCTCTATGCTTGTAAATTCATCTAGGTAATAACCCAGTTCATTCATAAGACCTAGATTAACCTGCTTAATCAGATCCAAAAGATTATCAGCTTCGACAATACCTTTTGATCCTCCTCTTGCTTTCCATTCATACTTCTTACTCATTTCCTATCTCCTCTGGACTTGAATACTCTCTACTCTTTTGCCAATTTCCACAGTGCTTACAATAAGAATCATCAACTCCTTTATCAAAGTCTACAAAACCTATTGATTCACATTTATTACATTCAAAGTTACCTCCATCATCTAACGGGTTGCCAACTCTCAAAACGTCTTTAATTGTGTAATTATTATCCATTAGTCTTGCTCC